AGCAAATAGCGCTAAGTCTGTTGCAAAACGTGAACTTAAAGAGGGCCGCGATGAAGTCCTTGAAAACACAGAGTGGCTTGTCAGCGTCCCCAAAGAACTTAAAAACGCCGGCGCAGAGGTTAGAAACGCCCCTACTACTAATCAAGAACGTCCAAGAGCTTGGACTATTGGATATCACCCAACAGACAATAAATTAGTTGTAGTGTTTCGCGATAATACTTGGTGGTGCTACAACAACGTCCCCACTCGTATGTGGGAAGGTTTAAAAGCTAGCGGCTCTACCGGTAAGTATCTAAGGTCATCCGGTTTAGATCAATGGCCAGATATGGGTCCATGCAATATGGATGAGTTTTCATCTGGAGCTAAAGAAAGAATTAGCCAAACAGCTCAAATTGGTAGTAGGCTTGGAAAGCCGCTTCCAGAGGACTTTAATATTAAGAACTTTACAGCAAAGGAACTATTTAACGACATCTTATGATTACATACGGACTAATATACGGCGGAAAGCTTGAGTACTATCATAGAAAAGCTCTACCTATTATTGAGGTGGGCTGGACACAAGAAACTGATCACCCCTACAGAAAAGGCTCTTGTTTAGTATTTAGACTGCCTTTTACAAAACCTGGGTTTTACATTGGAAAGTGGATTGTTGGATCAGATTTAGAGTTTGAAGATGACAAAGAAATAGACACTCGACTTTCAGATGCTATGAAGGTCCGCAAGGTATGGGAGCCGGAGGACGGCAGTTATGAAGATGCCTTTTTCAAAGAGTAGCCCCTGGGATAAACCTTTTTCAGAAAAAATTGCAAAACGGGTATCTAAGATCCCTACATCAGAACTTGAAATGTGGGTGGAGCAATCTATCTACGAAGTTGGACGTTGCCTCTCCGGTTATACAAAAAGCCGAGAGATGGTCTATTTAGAAGAAGCTAGAACTGGTGCTGAAGCCCTGCACGCAGTTGTTGAAGAGTTGCACAAAAGGCACGCCAAGCCTTAAATAGATTTGTCGACTTTGTGCTAAACTAAGCTTGCCTCTCTCTTCCTCTCCCCGTGTGGTGGCAGCAAACGGTCTGGGTTTAATAGCCCGGACTTTTTGTTTTTAACTAGACTTAAGGTTAATATGGAAAACAACATTGTTTTAGAAGATGACGACGAAGAGTTCTTTACCCTATCTGAGGACGAAGAAGAAGACGGCCTTGCTCCCGAAGAGGAGATTGAAGAACTTGACGAGCTTTCAAAAGCTTTTGTAAATAAAATTACTGACAGAACGATTCAATTTATGACAGCACTTGTTGGTCATGAGTTACACCCTTATAAAATGCCACTTGCTCGACGCATCATTGAATCCGTAATTATTAACGATGGTGAAGAAATAACGGCTTTAGCTGCACGTCAGTCAGGTAAGTCAGAAACTATTGCAAACACTGTAGCTACATTAATGGTTTTGCTCCCACGTCTTGCAAAAATGTATCCAGATTTACTAGGTAAATTTGCAGATGGAATTTGGATTGGAATGTTTGCTCCTGTTGAGGGTCAGGTAGAAACTTTGTTTGGTCGCACAGTAAATCGCCTTACATCTGAGCGTGCATTAGAGATACTTGGCGATCCAGAGATTGATGACTCATTAGGTAAAGTTCCTGGTGTAACACGTCAAATTAAACTTAAGAACTCTGGCAGCAGTTTAATGATGATGACAGCTAACCCCCGTGCAAAGATTGAGTCTAAGTCTTTTCATTTAATTGTTATTGACGAGTGCCAGGAGGCAGACGACTTTGTCGTATCAAAATCTATTAGCCCTATGCTTGCTTACTATTCAGGAACTATGGTTAAGACAGGTACTCCAACAACAAGTAAAAATAATTTTTATCGCTCCATCCAATTAAACAAGCGTAGGCAGACTGGCCGCACATCTCGTCAAAATCATTTTGAGTGGGACTGGAAAGACGTTGCTAAAGTAAACCTAAACTATGGCAAGTTTATTAAAAAAGAAATGCTTCGTGTAGGGGAGGACTCCGATGAGTTCCAGATGTCGTACTCATGCAAATGGTTGCTGGAGCGAGGAATGTTCGTTACATCAGCTATTATGGACGAGCTCGGTGATACCTCACAAGAAACCGTTAAAGCCTGGCACAGAACACCAGTCGTTGTTGGAATCGACCCAGCAAGAAAACTTGACTCAACAGTAGTTACAGTTGTTTGGGTTGACTGGGATAGGCCAGATGAGTTTGGCTATTACGATCACCGAGTTTTAAACTGGCTGGAGATCCAGGGCGATGACTGGGAAGACCAGTATTTTCAAATTGTTAACTTTCTTAATAACTACGATGTACTAGCTGTCGGTATAGATGCTAACGGTGTAGGTGATGCGGTAGCTCAAAGAATGAAGATATTGCTACCTAGATGTGAAGTTCACTCTATTGGCAGTAGCCAACAGGAACAATCCAAACGTTGGAAACACCTTAAAGCTTTAATTGACAGACGTATGGTTGGTTGGCCGGCCCACGCTAAAACACGCCGACTTCGTACTTGGAAGCGGTTTTACCAACAAATGACGGATCTAGAAACAAAGTTTCAAGGTCCTAACTTTTTGGCCCATGCGCCGGATGAGGCACATGCCCACGACGACTACGCAGACTCCCTAGCTATTGCTTGCGCCTTAACTATGGATTTGACCATGCCTCAAGTTGAAGTGTCTTCCTCACCCTTTTTCAGATAATTTCTACTTTAGCCTGTTTATAAGCCTTAGAAGTAGGACACTTTTACCGAGGTCCTCAAACCAACATTTAGGAGTCATTAATGACAATTGCACCAAACCCACAGTTTCCTGAAAAAGTAGGAAACGTATACGATCGTAAGTTTGCTGGCGCTGTTCCAGGACAACGCGGCCCACTTCGTTTTGAAGAAGGTATCGCAACTGATACCGATGTTCCAGAGCAGTTCACAAATGGAGCAATGCAAGGATACATGCCTGCACCAGGTCGCGCCAACCGCAATGCTAACGTCTTCACAAAGACAGCAGAAGAAACAATGCGTGAGCGTGCACACGTAGGTTCAACAGCATGGGTAGAAGCACCACAGAACTTGACCGGCTTTGCAGCTGGTGGTTTTGCTGATCATGGCGATAATCGCTTTGAAGAGGTATTTCTTAACGGTGCTCGTCAGAGTGCTGTAAATCCTGCTGTAGTCCAGGACTAATTTAATCAAGTTTCTCGTTCCCCCGTTCAGCATGTAGACAACTGCGGGGGGCGAGAACTTCTTTATAAGGATTAAATATGTTAATTAGAGGTCAAGAAGTAAAAGAAGGACCAACGGAATACCCGGCAAACCCTAAAATGTACAACATGATTAAGGCTCAAGCTGCGGCACGGTTTACCAAACAATCACCTGCGCGAGGCCACTGGATTCACGCCAAGTACAACCAAATGGGCGGCAAGATGGTCCGCTCTAAAAAAGATGTTGATCCTAGATTTCGTGATTATGTAGAAGAAGAAAAAGAAAAAAAAGAAAAAGCAATGAAGAAAAAAGTTACCAAGCCCGTAGGTAGACGCTTGATAGCTGGACAGTCATTTAGACCTTAAAACGCTTTATCGACTTTTATGTTAGTATATGCGTACAAGTATTAGAAGGGTGTTTTAGTGAGCGGTATTGATTTCTCACCTCCCAGTTATAGGGCCGCCTCTTCTGATTTAACAATCTCAATCTCCCCACTGGGTCTTGTAGAGCTAGCTGATGAAGAGTTTGAAGTCCACGGTCCGCGCCTTAATCGTTACTCTCTAAACTGGGCGATGTATCTAGGCCACCATTATTCTTATCGCCGTCAAACAGGCGAAACCCAGATGGTAATGAACTACTATCGAGCTTTTACGGATTTTATTCTTAACTTTACATTTGGCAAGGGTGTTAACTTTAGATCACCAAAACAGACAGAAGCTATTGTTCCAGACCTTTTAGAAAGAGTTTGGGAAGTAGATAACAACAAAGCTACCGTATTGTGGGAAATTGGTCAGCAAGGCGGAGTATCAGGCGACTGCTTTATTAAAGTTGCTTACGAAGAAGCTTGGGTTGACCCGTCAGGTCGACCACACCCAGGACGTGTACGCGTTCTACCCCTTAACTCTTCTTTTGCTTTTCCAGAGTTTCACCCCCATGACCGCGAGCGCTTAATCCGTTTTAAATTAAAGTATCGTTTTTGGGGTACGTCTCTTGAAGGAACCCGACAGGTATTTACCTACACGGAAATCTTAACTGACGACATTATTGAGGAGTACATTAATGATGAACTTATTGACTCGCGCCCGAACCCTCTTGGCACAATTCCTGTTATCCATATTGCAAATAAGCGTATTAGTGGTAGCCCTTGGGGTCTTTCTGATTGCAATGACATTATCAATATTAACCGCACTTACAACGAAACTGCTACAGACGTGGCTGACATTGTTAATTATCACGCAGCACCGGTCACCGTCATCATCGGTGCAAAGGCTTCTCAGCTTGAGAAAGGTGCTAATAAAGTCTGGGGCGGGTTACCAAAAGACGCAAAAGTAGAAAACCTAGAGGGTGGATCTCAAGGCCTTAAAGGTGCTATGGAGTTCTTAGCTCTTATTAAAAAGTCAATGCACGAAATGGTTGGTGTTCCTGAGACCGCACTTGGTCAAGCACAACCTATCTCTAACACTTCAGGTGTAGCACTTTCAATTCAATTCCAGCCTTTGATGAATCACTACCACCAAAAAATTATTCAGTACGCACACGGCTTAGAGCGCGTTAACGAGCTCATTCTTATCAGCTTGGCAATCAAAGAGCCTGAATCGTTTATTTGGAATGTTGAAACAAACACACCTATTAAGAGCGGTCAGGTAGACAGACTAGATCCTAAAGATCCTATTACCTACCAGTCCTACTGCCATTTTCCACAACCTCTACCACTAGATAAGTTGATTGCGCTAAACGAAGTTCAATCTTTACTTTCACTAGGCCTTGAGTCTAAGGAAGGCGCACTTCGTACATTAGGCGAAGAGTTCCCTACTGAAAAGCTACAAGAAATTCGTATGGAGCTTCTAGAGGACGCTAAATCAGATGGTGCACTAAAACTTCTTCAAACACAGATTGAACAAGAAATTATTCAGCTCACCGGCGGAATGGGCGGGGAACCAGGCGCAGACATGACTGCTGGTGGTGGAGCTATGACTGCTGGTGGAGGAGGCGCTTTACAAGCTGCCGGAGTACCACCAATTATGGACGGGGCAGATATGCAAGCCCAGCAAGGTGAAGCGGCACTCCGCACCAACCTTGTAACTCAAGCTTACGGAACCGCTCTACCTCGTAGAAGGCCTCCGGAAGAAAAGTACGATAAATAAACCTGCTTAGGCAGACAATTTCGTACTGAATAGAGAAAATACATAGTAACAAACGTTAGGTCACTTGTGCTACGCCCGTAAGGGCATTCGGAAAACGACCCCTAGGATAAAAAGGATGTAAGCAATGGACAATGCAGAAACAATGGCAACTGCTTTTGAAGCAGAGGCCGGACAAGCTCCAGTCGTAAATGTGTCGGGCGTTGACGCGTCGGCTGTTACTACTACAGAAACCGCTAGAGGTAATCAAAAGTTTTATACAGATGATGATCTAGCAAAAGTACGTTCTCAAGAAAAAGAAAAGCTCTACCCACAGATTGAAAGTCTGAAGGAAGAACTTCTCTCTATCAAGAAGGAGAAAGAAGAAGAAGCAGCTCTAAGAGCGGCAGAAGCGGAAGCATCTGCTGCAAAGATTCGAGAAGAAGCATTAGCGGAATTAGATTCCAAGTCTTATGCAGATGCTCGTTTATCAGAGTTGCAGGAGCAGTTGGAGCGTGAGCGTGTCGAACGCGAACGAGCCTTCGCTCTTCTGGAGCGTGAAAAGACTTATGCAGACCTTCAGGCTTATCGCCAGCAAGTTCTCGACCAAGAGCGTGACAGCATTATTCCGGAACTAGTAGATCTTATTCAGGGTAATACCCGTGAAGAAGTTCAGGCTAGTGTGGAAAACTTGAAAGATCGCTCGGCACGTATTCTTGAATCAGCGCAATCTGCAATGCAGAACGCTAGAAAAGAAATGAAGGGAACGAGTATAACTACTCCTCCCAATGGGCCACTGGAAACTAATTCGGAACAACGTAACTTCACACCGCAAGAAATTGCGGAAATGCCGATGAACGAATACTCAAAATACCGTAGTCGACTATTGAGCTCACGAGCTCAAGGTAAGACTCAAGGGCTTTTAGGCTAAACAAAAACTCAAACCCAAATTCTAAATAAGGAGTCAAAGCTAAAATGGCATCATCCATTACAGGTACCGGCAATCTAGCCGCTGCACCTACAGCGTATTCAGGTACGAATACACAGCTGACTCAAGCGATTCAGGTTATCTGGTCAAAGGAAATCCTTTTCCAGGCAATGCCTATCCTTCGTTTTGAGCAGTTTGCAGTAAAGAAGACCGAACTAGGTGTTGCACCTGGTCTTCAAATTAACTTCTTGCGTTACAACAACCTTGGCTTCGCACAGAGCCTAGTCGAAGGTGTTCGTATGCAGACAAACGCACTGACAGCACAGCAATTCTCAATCACAGTATCAGAGCATGGATATGCTCTTGCTGTATCAGAGCTATTGCTCAATGCTTCATTCGATGACGTAATGGCTTCAGCCTCACGTCTTCTTGGTCGTAACATGGCTATCTACCTAGATCAGCTATCACGCGACACACTATACGCAGCAACTTCAACAATCTACGGTGAAGACCGCTCTAACCTCTCAGCAGTTAATAACTGGTATGCAGATGGTACAAAGGGTACAACCCGTGCTTCTATGACAGGTGCATATAACTTGACACCTAAGACAGTCAAGGATGCAGTTGAGACACTTGCTACAAAGAACATTCCTCGCTTAGGTGAGACATATGTTGCTTTCATTCACCCACACCAAAGCCGTAAGCTTCGTGACAATCCAGAATTTATTGAAGTCACAAAGTACGCAGCTCCAGGTAACTTCATGCTTGGTGAAATCGGCCGTTTGTACGACACAGTATTCATTGAGACCACACAGGTTCTCAAGGTTGCTGGTGGTGCAGGTGCTGGTTACTCAGCTGATACTACAGTTGCTAACCCAACAGTAGCAGCCGGTGGTGGATACATCACTCCTGCAACAAAGACAGGTAACGGAGCAGCAGATCGTTATGCAGCTATCTTCATTGGAGATAACGCATTCGGTCACGCAATCTCACTACCAGTTGAGCTTCGCGATGGCGGTATTCTTGACTTCGGTCGTGAGCACGCACTTGCTTGGTACTCAATCTTCGGACTTGGTCTAATCACAGATCAGTCAGTTGTTATTGCAGAAACAAACTAATACAACTAAATAGCTTAAATGTTAGGCGGGGGTGTAAAAGCCCCCGCCCAACACAAACACTCAGACATTAAACCGGAGGATACAAATGGCAAGTAAAGTCAAACCGACCGATGTTACAGGTCGCGCCCGTCAAGCTCAACTCGATGAGAACGCTCAAGCAATTCAGGAAAAAGCTGAATCTATGTCTATGGCTACAGCCACAGCGCAGATCAAGCTAGAGACTGAAGTAATTGATGCAACAGTTCCAGATCGTCAAACAGTAATTGTTGATTCAACAATTGAAGTTGGCGGCTCTGATGCAACTGTAGTAATTAGAGTTATTGAAGATATTGAAAACATGACCCTTGGTGCTGGAAATAACTACACATTTAGGGCCGGTCAGAAGTACTCAGTCACTCAACAGGTTGCTACTCATTTGCGAGAAAAGGGCTACCTAGCAGGCGTTATCTAATATTTAACTAGGCGGGGCGGCGGGCAATTATGCCCGCTTCTTCGTTTGTAAAGATTTTTTATAGATACTCGCTACCATTAGATAAAGACTGTGAATAGGGGTTGTGAGTGGCCAGAGTTTCCCAAATCGTCGACAGAGTTCGCTTAGAGCTCGGCGATATGCCTAAAAAATTCACATATACTGCTCCTGGCACCGGCACCCAAAAAGTATTTGATACAAAAATTAAACCGGTTGAGCCATCCCTGCTTGTTGTTGAGGTGAGAAGCCCCCAAGGAACTGTGCCAATTCCAGCTCCAGCAGGTTACACGGTTGAAAAAGATCTTGGTATTTTTCATTTCTACACAGCACCAGCTTCTAATGCCACGGTAACAATTACAGGCACCTCTTATCGCTACTTTAGCGACTCAGATTTAGAGCGGTTTGTTGATACAGCCATTGAACAGCATACCCACCAACGCGCTGACAAATTTGGGCGTCGCCTTACAGTAGGAAATCTTGATACTGTTGAAGAGTACCCAATTGCAATCTTGGCAGCTATTGAAGCCTTATGGTGTCTTGCTACAGACTCAGCTTTTGATATTGATATTCAAGCTCCAGATGGAGTTACAATTCCCCGCTC